TTTTGCCGGACGGCGCAGCCCCGCCCGGAGAAAGGAGCGCCATGAGCGAAGAAACCCGTACCATGCAGACCGCAGACACCACCCCGGCCAGAGCGCCGGAGGACGCCCCCGCGCTGGTAAAGAAAATCGGCAAGACCACCTACAAGGTGCGCGTCCATTTCAGCCAGACCAGCACTGAAACCATGAGCGACAAAATCAAGCGTATGCTCAAAAACGAGATACAGCAGATGTGACCGGCTGATAAAGCCAGCCGCCTTGTGTTAAACTGATGATGGTACACGCCAAAACTTTTAGCCAAGGAGGACATGAAAATGCTGTACGAAGAAACGGAAAAGAAAGAGATTGAGAGGGTTTACGCGGTGTTTGCCGACTACATCCGGGAAAGCCCCTATCTGGAATGGCTCTGGTCTGATAAGCTGGGCTATCTGCTGCTGAAAATCAGCACAAAAAAGCGGTATGTCGAGGAAGAAATACTCGTTGACACCGCCGACCAGCTTGCCGAAGTGCTGTTTTCCGAGGTGTCGATGGATGTGTTGCAGATGACCGGCAACGATCACACTGAACAGACCGCCGACCCTCTGGAACTGGCCGAGATAAAGCGGCGCTGGAACCCCTTCCTTGAACGGCTGCCGGAATACCAGACCGTTTGCGAAAAAATCCTTGCCGGGGAAAAGTAACCCCACCCGCCTGAGTGTCAGGAGCATGAAAGTGCTTCCTGGCACTTTTTTTGTGGCTTTTTTGTGAATTTGATTAAAAAGTCCTTGACAACTCGTTTCGGGAATTGCGTTGAAGTATAAGCTGCAGGCCATGAGCAATCTGGCTCTTACGAAGCAGCGAAAATTTACCTCTGGAATGAATCGACGGTATAAGCTAATATTCAGCAATCCGGTGTCTGGCATGCAGAAGGACGCCTGGA